GAGGAATGAAGCTGGACTTGAGGAGGAAAGAGATGTCATAGACTATTATGAACCAGATGATAAGGATGAATATGTAGAAGTTATCTTGGACAACTATTCAAATCTGATGTCAGAAAGTGGTATGAATAAAATGCAAACTATTGAGAAGATGAGTAAATATTTCATCACTCAGAGAGACCAGTTTGATTTCAATATCACTGCAATCCAGCATCAAGCTCAAGCTCAGGAAGGAATTGAGAATCAGAAGTTGAATAAGATGATGCCTTCATCAGATGGTCTTGCAGATTGTAAGACTACTACCAGAGATGCAAATCTGGTGCTTGGTTTGTATAGTCCATTTAAGTATGGTCTAAGGGAATATGAAGGTTATGATGTGACCAAATTCAAAAACAATATAAGGTTTATGCAGGTTATTGAGGATAGAGATAATGGAGCAGGAGGTCAAATATGTCCATTGTTCTTTGATGGAGCAGTGAGTACATTTACTGAGCTTCCACTACCCAATAATAAGCCTGAACTGGAGAGATGTCTTGAGTATATTGAGACAGTTGTAAGAAGGAGGACTAACTATACTTTCATGAATGTCTCTATAAGAAAAGCCAGAGTAAGAAAGTGGAAGATGAATTTGCATAGGTTGATTAAATTGATTACCTTTGCAGACTAAATTTTTAAATAAGAAGAATGAAAGCATTGATTTTAGCTAAGTCAGGCTTTGGTAAATCAACCTCTATTGGAGAGATACCAGAGCTTGGATTGAAAGGGTTAGACCCTAAAGTGACTTATTTGATAAGTTGTGTGAATAAGCCCTTGCCTTTTAGAGGGGGTGGAAGTAAGTATCAGGTTACTACTCTTAAGGAGATTGGTAAAGGTAACAGGATTATAACCAATGATGCGAAAGAAGTTGCTCAAATCATTGAGATGTTAGCCAGCCCTCACTCTCCTTTCACTAATATAGTACTTGATGATATGAATTATATCAGTCAGGATTTCTATATGAAGAATGCAATGAAAGGTGGTTGGGACACTCCTAAACAGATTGGTTATGGAATGGGGTTAATCTTTGATGCAATCAATCTTGTGCCAGAAAATAAGAACATGATTTGTCTTGCTCATTATGAGGAATATAAAGACAAGAATGGTGATAGTATCTCTTATAAATATAAGAGTACTGGTAACATGGTTGATTCATATATTACTCCTGAGGGTAAGTTTGAAGTGGTTCTTTATGGTAAATCTTCCTTTGATTCCAAAGAGAAGAAATCCATCAGAGAATTTGTTACCAATGATGATGGAGTATATCCTGCGAAGAGTCCTGTTGGCATGTTTCCTCTATATATTCCCAATGACTTGGGTCTTGTAGTTGAGAAAGCACAGGAATATTATGGATAGGGATGAAGTAGTTAGGATTAGTAGGCTTGTAGCCTTTGGTGGACTGACTGGAGAAGATGCTGCCAATCTTCTATTAGATTATTGCACTGAGCATGGTAAAGACCCTAAATTGTCTGTAACTTTTATACAGACTATTATGGGAATAGGTATGCTCCAGTCATATTTAATGGAAGCATTAGAGTATTATGAGAAGAAGTACACCATAAATAAATTACAAAGTAAACCCAATAATATGGGACAAAGACAAATAATTTTAATAAATTAAACATTATGAATAGAGAATTATCAAGATTTGAGCTTGCAATTGTAAAGAGAACAGCTCAGAACACTAAGAGTTTGAGAACCAAAAGGGACAAATTGGTAGAGAAGATTGAGAAAGCACAGGAAGAACTGGGTGTAATCAATGAAGCCATTGAAGGCTTTGAAGCTCCTATCAAGACTATGACTGGTGGTTTTACTTCTGAGGAAGTTCTTGCTGGTATCATGGCAGTAGCAGAAGCAACAGAAGCAGCTCCAGAAGGAGAAGTTTCAGAAGAGGCTGTAGGAGAGGTAGAAGTACCTGCATCTGAGGCAGTTAAATTGGCAGAAGAAGTTACAGAAGCCCCTGGGAACATAGGTACTGCAAATCCATTTGGAGAAGTAGCAGATGAAATGCCTTTCAAAGATTAATCACGTAAAATCAGTAATTTAAGATGAAGAATTTAAACAAAAGTTTCATGGCTGTTAAAGTAGGTAAAGAGTCAGTTGAAGGTTCTTTTAAGATGTACAAAGGTATGGCTGCATTCAATATTGTAGCTGTAAATCCTACTAAAGCAGAATTGGAAGCTCTCACAGGTAGAGAGATTGAGAATGACCCTGAGTATGTAGGTAAAACAGAAGAAGGGAAAGACCAAGTAAGAGTAGTATTCTATGCAAAGACTGCTCCTGAGGCTAAACTGAACAATGGCATTGAATTGCTTATTCCTATTAGCTTTATGCTGACTAAGGATTATAAGATTGGTCAGACAAGTGGTAAATGCCAGATTATTGATAAGTTTGGTAGAACTGCATGGGCTACAAAAGAGGAGTTACAGTCCAAGTCTATCCCACAATACACTTCTGGACCAGCCAATATTAGTGCAGATTACAGACCTGCATGGCAAGGTGAGGAATTCTTGGTTGACTTCCTTATTCAGTGGTTGAATATTCCTAATCCTGCCAACTATAAAGATGGTAAGTGGATTATGAAGGAAGACCCCTCTGACAGTGAGGTTTCTCTTGATATGGCAGCTCTATTCAAGGGTGATGTAAAAGAGCTTAAAGAGCTTGTTACTCTCGCTGCTGCATACACAGTTAAGGGTGCAGTAGGGATCAGAACTGTAGATAATGAGAATGGTACAAGACAGTATCAGGCTGTATTTACAAGAAAGTTTGCTAAGAATGCTGTGACAGATTACAGTAAGATTGATGCTGCCATTGCTGATTTCCAAAGTAATGGTGGTGCTCCGGGCACTGAGTTTTCTACTCAACCTTTGCATGAAAATGTAGTAGAAGCTACTTCATTTACTGCACCTGACAATGACCCATTAGGAGCAGCAACAGCTCCTACAGCAACTCCTTGGGGTTAATAACATAAAGATTTAGAACTATGGATACTGATAATAGAGAACTATATAGAATTATATCTGGATTTCCTAAATATTGTATAAGTAATAGGGGAAGAGTCATGAATATATTAAGTGGAAAATATTTATCTACTTCAAGAAATAAACATGGCTACCTACTTGTAGATTTATATAATGGGACTTCACATAAGATATTTTATGTACACAGACTTGTTGCATCCTACTTCATCCAAAATCCTGAAAACCTTTGTTGTGTTGACCATATAGATTCGGACAAAACTAATAATTTTGTGAACAATTTAAGGTGGGTAACATACTCTGAAAATCAAAATAATCCTATTTCTTTAAGAAATAGAATTGAAAACTGTTCCCTGTCAAAGATAGTAGAACAGTATGATTTAGAGGGGAACAAAGTTGCTGAATATATAAGTGCAGCAGAAGCAGGAAGAATATTTGGATGTAATAGTAGGTACATATCAAGAGTTTGTGCAGGTGAAAGAAAATCTTATAAAAGTTTTATTTGGAAATATAAGGTATGATAAAGATAGGCTCTATATCAGTAACTCCAGAAGAGATTCTAAAGAATGTGTCTGAACTGGACATACTCCACTATTACTTTGGAGTAGATAAGATACCAACAATTATATCAAGTCCATTAAGACCTGATAACCATCCATCCTTTGGTTTTTATAGCATAGATGGTCAGAAGATACATTGGACAGACTTAGCTACAAAAGATAGAGGAGGAACATTTGATTTATTAGGTAAGTATTGGGGGGAGAGTTACAATGATGTGCTTGCACATATTTGGGGGGACTTACCCAAGATTACTAAGACTAATGGCTATAGTGCATTAGGTAAACCTAAGATTGTCACTACTAAGGAATATACTTCTAACCTTGATTTACAATGTAAGACAAGGGAATGGAGAGAATATGACCTTGAGTATTGGGCTTCATTTGGTATCACTTTAGAGTGGTTGAAATATGCTGACATTTATCCTATATCCTATAAAATAATCATAAAAGGAGAGAACAGAATGGTCTTCCCAGCAGATAAATATGCTTATGCTTATGTAGAATATAAGGAAGGAAGAGTCACTTTAAAGATATATCAACCATTCAATCAGGAAGGATATAAGTGGTCCAACAGGCATGATAGGTCAGTAATTAGCTTATGGACTAAAGTACCTGAATTTGGGGATAAGATATGTATCTGTTCCTCAATGAAAGATGCTTTATGTCTATGGGCAAACACTGGGATACCAGCTATAGCCATTCAAGGAGAGGGTTATGGTATCAGTGACACTGCTGTTAATGAACTCAAAAGAAGATACAAGGAGGTATTTATCTTATTGGATAATGATAAAGCTGGTCTCATAGATGGAGAGAAACTATCAGCATCTACTGGGTTCACTAACATAGTATTGCCACATTTTGAAGGAGGAAAAGATGTCTCAGACCTCTATAAAACAATAGGAGACAAAGAACAATTCAGAGAAATAATTTTAAGCCTATTTAATAGGTAATGTTTTATCACTAAAAAAAAAAAATCATGGAATTTAGAAAAGTAACCATCATCAACAACAAAACTCAGTCTCAAAAAGTTATTCAGGCATCTGCTGCAACTACACTGGGTGAGTTGAAAAGAGAAATGAGAGAAGCAGGTATTGGATATGAAGGAATGACATTCTTTGAAGGTCATTTGAGAGCAGAATTGAAAGATGATGCTTCTATCCTTCCTACCAACATTCCTTACAAAGGACAGGTAGTAAATGATTTGACATTCCTGCTGACTGCACCTGAGAAGAAAATCAAGTCTGGTGCAATGTCAAGGGCAGAAGCCTACAATGCAATCAAGGCAAGAGGCTTGCAGGGTGAGTGTGTGAAGAGATTTGGAAAGAACTTCACCATGTGTAAAACTCAGGACTTGATTGACCTGTTGGGTGAAGGTTCTCCTGTAAAAGAGGAGAAGAAAGAAGTTGTGAAAGAGAAAGCTGCAAAAGAAGTAAAAGAAACCAAAGAGGAAGAAGTAAAACCTAAGGTGACTGCAACTTCTGAGGGTAATGTTGCAGGTGCATTGGAAGTTCTGTTGGAAGACCTCTATGGCAGTGATGTCATTGAAGAAGGCACTTATGACAGGGCTATGGCTGTACTGAAAGGTACAACTTACAAAGCACCTGAAAAGATGTCAAGGTCAGAAATCAACAAGATGTTTGACTTTGTTCACTAAGTAGAAACCAGTGAGGGAGGAGGCTGAATAAGCCTTCCCCCTCATTTTTTTTTTTTCTG